TTACCCATTGGCGCGGCTTAAGAGCTTATTTTTGAATTCACAATGGTCACGATATAACCATCTTGCTCGCCCGTGGATAACTTTGGCTTTTGGCAGGTCGCCGGACTTAATCCGGTCATAGATGAAGGTCTTACCGAAGCCAGTATCAGCCATGATGAATTTCAAATCAACCAGTGAATCAGGTTGTAGTTCGTGTTGCATGAGTGCTATCTCCGAATATGGAATCGAACCTGCAAATCAGGCAAGAAAAAGCCGCATTGATGCGGCGATGGTAGGTCTGGATATCATTGAGCAATGAACAGGCCTCATCGAGAGTGAGGCGGTGTTATTTCATGGTTAGTCCTTGCGTAGCTCGCTGATTCTTCTGTAAGTCTCTGGTGCTTTGTTTCCGTGTATCTTCATTTCAGACTTCAACAGAGCAACGAGGGAATCCCATTCGTTGAGGATTCCTTTGAATGCCGGAACGCGCTTTGCAACCTTGTTGAATGAATCTCTGATTTCTGGAATCTGCTCAACAAGTGCAACGCATCGTCTGAAATCGGCTGCGTCATGGGGAGCGCCGAAGTGATGACCATAGATATTCTTTTTCAGTCCACATGCGATTGAGGCAAGAGTTGCGCTACTGATGCCGACATCGCCAGTCGATTGCCATTTCAAAACCTTCATAGCCAAATCTGACATTTCTTGTCTCCATAAAACAAAACTCGCCGTAGCGAGTTCAGATAAAAGAAATCCCCGCGAGTGCGAGGATTGTTATTCACCTTTAACGGCAAGTTGCAGGTTAGCCACGGTTAACCTCCTGAGGCGGTTCTGGTAGAGGCATCCAGTGAGTTGCCTGCTCAATACCATTACCCGGCTTAATCGTTACTTCTCCTCGCCGGAATGTGCTTCCTGTATAGCGTGCGGAGCATATTAGCGGTTCAACCAGATCACTATCGAAATTCACCGAAATAAGTACGTTCTGGTTCTTTTCTGGCATTTGCTCACTACAGCTTATCCAACTATCCGGAGTTCCCGGAGAGTTGCCATTTACATCGAAGTTTGGCTCTGCGTCCTGAACCAGGAGGATGTAACCATTCTTGGCAGTATCAAGTTCTGACACCTCGGTGACGGTGCCGAAATAGCGATTACCTAAATCAGCATCACAAGTGCTTACATCAATGGAAACTTCCATGCCTTCGATTAATTCTGGCAAGTTGTAAGTTTGGCTTACAGGCTCTGCTTCCAGCGATGCCAGTGCAATTCGTGCCAGTTCCATTTGTTCGCCACGAGTAAGTCCGTTATCAAGCGGATTTTTAATGAATAATTCGATACGTTCTTTGGTAATAGTGGTCATCTCACTCTCCTTTGATGCGAATGCCAGCGGCGCGGGAATCATTCCATCGCTTTACTTCTTCACGAATTACGTCAATGCATTCTTTCGAATCCATTAGGTAATCTTCATCAAAAAGACGTTCCTGTTCGTTTTCTATCGCAACAATGATTGCTTCAACTAACTTTTGTGCCTGAGAACCACTTTCTAACTCTGCTATGCGCTTACTTCCATCCGCGATTACTCCCTCGTAATATTCACGCTGCTCGTTGAGTTTTGATTTTGCGGCTTCCAGCGCCGCAACCAATTCGTCTACAGTTCCGGCAGCTTGCAGTGCGTAATCGGTAATAGACATCTCATGATCAATTTCAGTACCGTTCTCATTAGTTGAGGTGATAGCAAAATAATCAGAGTCGATTTCGTTATCAGCTAAGTGGCGTAGCGTATCGGCAACAAGCTGACCGTTTTCGATTAACAGCTTCCCTACCGTTAGCGCAATATCCTCGTTCTCCTGGTCGCGAGATTTGATGTATTGCTGGTTTCTTTCCCGTTCATCCAGTAGCGCCAGCACGGTTTCTGGTCCGGCCAGAATTTTGAAGGCGTTGAGCGCATCAATATCAACACCGCTATCTTTAAGTTCCTGCTCGCTTATCAGATCATCATCAACTGGCAACATTAACAGGCGTTCCATTGCCTGAATTGCACGCTCTGCCGCCTCACGCAGTGCCTGATAGTTAATTGTCATTCTCGCCATCCTTCACAGTTGTAATCACTACAGCCTTCAAAATCATATGGGCTGTACTGCCAGGTAATTTTTCCGCAATGCGGACAATTCCAACGCACCTTCCCGCTTCGCGACTTCTTTCTTCTGTTCTGCTTTTTCAACCAGTCAGGCATGACCAAACCTGCGCCCTGAACCATTGTTCTGCGGTTAAAGTTATTGATATTGAACGTCCGGCGCTTTGCTGAATCAGCAATGGAAAATGGCAACCAAACTATTCCTGGTTCGTTTTTGTTGGCGACGCTAAAGATGGTCGCTTTACTGAAGTCATCTGTTGGCAATCCACCGTGTTGAAGCCAGTAAACATCGTTGCCGTTCCAGCTACCTTTTTTGTAGGCCACATACGCAGTGCAATCTGACTCAATCAGGCTTTCTGTAGGGATGTACTGGCAATCAACGTGCCACACAGCCATTGCATCCACGCTATCAGCGCAAACAGGCTGATCGATATCTCGTCCACAATTCCAGGCTTTTTGGGCTTCTTCCAGCGTGTAAACATGAGCGCGATCGATATCAGAACTGTAACCATTGCCGTTATGGCAATGGAATGAGGCGTTATTACCCACAGTTTCACGCAAGCACATCATGTAAAAACGGTTACTCACTGGTTGCCTCCTTTGCTGGGCTTTCGAATGTATCAAACTCAAACAACTTAACTACGTCATCAAACAGGACATAATCGCCATCAGAATCTTCAGTCATGTCAGCGCCACAATCCTGACCGAACGAGTCACAACCATCCATATCAAGCTCGTATCGCTTCAGGTTTGCGATATTTGATAAATTCAGCGCCAGTACAGCCAGGTCATAAACCTCGTCAGCGGTATACCCTGCACCATGCCCATACATTTCAATGCGGGATATGATTTCTTCTACACGTTGTTTTGTGATCGTCATTTTTGCTCGCCTCCCTGTTCTTCCAGAAAAATACGCATAGCCTCAAGCATCTCTTCGGTGTCATACGGAGACAGCTTGTCACGCAGGATGTGTTCAATGCTGTTAATGAACTTTCGGATTGCTTTGCGTTCAATTTCATCCAGGAAAGCATCGGTGGCTGGGGTTTCGACATTAGGTCGAAGCTCATAATCACAAACTCTTTCAATCCATGGTGATACTCTGTCGCATTTCCTCTTCTTGCGTTCACCGACCTTGGTTGCCTGCTGAATAATTACCCCCCAGCAAATGCTTTCGACCTCTTCGCTCCATCCATCGCAAGCATCGCCTCTATAGTCGTCAATTGCAGCCTCAGCAGCAGCGATAGCCTCCTCAGCAGTTTTGTGACACTCGAAACTAAATTCAGAGCCATATGAGAAATACATAGCCCCGGCCTTCAGCGCCGCATTCTCCGCCGCCAGCGCTGAAAACTTCTCGTGTGCCAACTTAACAGCCGAATCAGCCTGCTTAATTGACTCAATCGCTCTCTGCTGGTCTTCGGACAGAGCCGAAATCTTGGCCTCCGCTTCAGCAAATTTACGCACCAGATATTCAGCGTTTGTTTCGTTAACCTTTAAATCTCGTGGTATGCATTTACCTTTCAGAAATCCATCCATCTCAATTAGTGACATTAGTTTCATTTCTTCCCACTCCGCCACATAGCATTCAGATATTTGTTGTCATTAACAGAACCGAAACTATTTCTCTTAAGCAATTCCTCTCTCGATGGCATTGGCTTTACGCTTTGGCGAATAATCATTTCTGCCGGAAGAATGCCGGGATTGTATGCAAGTCCTCTCATGGTAAATTCCTCAGTCATTACTGATAGCGCCATAGCGTGAGCGGTAATTACGCAGGCGCGGGTCGATATATTCAGGGAAGTGGGTATATGTGGCTTTACGGAATGGTCGGATTGATGTTTCGTTTATTCGGTCTTTTTCCTGTTTTTCTGCGAGTTGTATATCGCGTCGGTACTTCCGTTCTTCTTTTGTTTCTGGTGGCAGAGCAAGAAACGCGTCGAGATTATTCTTGATATTTTCCAGCACCTCCGATACGGAATTGCCGGAGCAGTTGCGCGGGTCATCCTCACCATACAGAGGCGCTGGCATAATTAAATCCTTATTTTTCCAAATCAGAATGGGATGGAATCGTCGTATTCAGGATGATTTTGATGATTGCTACTTTGCTGCTGTTGGCTGTTTCCTGAAGTTGCAAATCCAATCTTTGCATTCAGTAATTCAAGAGTGATTGATTGACCATTTTGCCCCTGATAAACATCAACCCTGATGTTTTCTCCGGTAATTTCCACAATGCCACCTTCAACAAGAACACTACGGTAGTAATCCGCTTGCGCTCCCGGCTTGGCAAATACAACGGCGCTGTAGTTTGTCCATTCTTTCTTTTTTGTCTGGCGATCGTAATACTGAACGCCAGCACGGATGTTGAATCCGATATTTTCCCCGGCCTGAAACTCTCTTGCGGGCTTGTTTAGTCTTACAGTAATCGAATGTGCCATTAAGCAGCCGCTCCTTCTAATTCGTCTCGTCTGATGTTGTAAACGTCCTGCGCTTTGTGCTGCTCCGGTGTGCCTTCGAGCAGCTTCCACGCTTTGGCGAACGCCTGTTTAAGCTCTTCTACGGTGTTTTTCTGCATTGCTGCGTCAGTGAATGCTTTTAGAACCTGTTCAGGTGTAGGTAATGGTTTTGATTGCTTTGCTGCTGCGTTCTGCTGATGTTTATGCTCGTCGGTATCTGCATCTTTCGCATCATCAATGCCGAATAAACCATTGAGGCAATACTTGCGTGCATAAGAGCTTGTAGCTCCCGTAACTTGTGCAGAATCCATTCCTTTCTTGCTTTCTTCCTCTCGTGCAAGAGCGGTTGCTTTATGACTGTTTTCGCCATCAGTAATAGTTGCCGTTGCTTTCACGTAATACCGATCACCAATCAACACAACTTCATCGCTGATTGATAAAAACAGGCCATTCAGTAACGGCTTAACACCCTCAAGAATGTCTTCGCAGCTTCTGTATTTATATTTGCCGAATGAGTTGTATTGATTCTTTGGCGCGTTCAGATTCTCCTGAATAGCTGCCAGCCTTGCGTAAAATTCTTTGCTCATATGTTTGTTCTCAGAATGGACATTCCCCAAGGAAATAACGCTGATTTAATACTTCGACTCGGGACAAATTAAGGCATACCCGCATTCCTTCGCGGTCGCCATTATGGCGATGCCAGAGAGCTTTCTGCGTGTACATGCGTCTCTGTAACTTGCTCTCCTTCACTGTGGTTGCAAGTGACATGAATATCTCCTTCGTTACCGATTAATTCTTTCATCTGACGAATGAATTCTTCGTCTGACCAGTTATCTGTAAAACTCATGGACGGCCTTGTTGTTTCAAAATATCCCAAAGCTTTTCGAGCAAACTTTTCATTCTTGGTTGTTTAAAGTCTGCTCCGGTTAAAATATTTTTTCGTGAATGCTGTACCGATAAAATCGGGTTGAAAGGGCGAACCGATGCCGCCCCTGCAATAGCGAACTGTTGCATAGGATGCTCCTTCTGTTTGATTGCATAACGAAAACGCCTCGAGTGAAGCGTTATTGGTATGCGGTAAAGCCGCCAACAGGCGGCTATTTGCTATTGATTCTTTTCAAGAACATCAATGATGTCGTCCGGGTTGTCTCCGTTGTCTTCACAAAATGCTTCGAATTCAGCCCATTTCGCGCTGATAAAATCAATTACTCTCATTAATTCGTATTCCATATTTTTCTCCAGACCAAAAGAATGCCGCCCATATAGAGCGGCAAGACTATCAAGGAATGATTTCCAATAATCAGAACAAGTCGGCTCCTGTTTAGTTACGAGCGACATTGCTCCGTGTATTCACTCGTTGGAATGAATACACAGTGCAGTGTTTATTCTGTTATTTATGCCAAAAATAAAGGCCACTATCAGGCAGCTTTGTTGTTCTGTTAACCAAGTTCTCTGGCAATCATTGCCGTCGTTCGTATTGCCCATTTATCGACATATTTTCCATCTTCCATTACAGGAAACATTTCTTCAGGCTTAACCATGCATTCCGATTGCAGCTTGCATCCATTGCATCGCTTGAATTGTCCACACCATTGATTTTTATCAATAGTCGTAGTCATACGGATAGTCCTGGTATTGTTCCATCACATCCTGAGGATGCTCTTCGAACTCTTCAAATTCTTCTTCCATATATCACCTCAAATAAGTGGTTTGCTGCCTAATTTCATTTTCTGGCGACCAACACAAGTCACACCCATTTCACTGCGTGGCTTGCTGTACCATGTGCGCTGATTCTTGCGCTCAATACGTTGCAGGTTGCTTTCAATCTGTTCGTGGTATTCAGCCAGCACTGTAAGGTCTATCGGATTCAGTGCGCTTTCTACTCGTGATTTCGGTTTGCGATTCAGCGAGAGAATAGGGCGGTTAACTGGTTTTGCGCTTACCCCAACCAACAGGGGATTTGCTGCTTTCCATTGAGCCTGTTTCTCTGCGCGACGTTCGCGGCGGCGTGTTTGTGCATCCATCTTGATTCTCCTGTCAGTTAGCTTTGGTGATTGGATGGCCGGCGCTGAACCCCGGCTTACTGGTTAGAGCGCCCGCACTACCAGTGACGCTGTCTTGAGGCGCAGATTGGTTACTGCTTGCCATGAGCGCTGTTTATACATTGGTCGAGCATCAGCCTGCTCATTCATCCAATCCCAAAGCCTTCTGCTTTGAATGCTGCCCTTCTTCAGGGCTTAATTTTTAAGAGCGTCACCTTCATGGTGGTCAGTGCGTCCTGCTGATGCGCTCAGTATCACCGCCAGTGGTATTTATGTCAACACCGCCAGAGATAATTTATCACCGCAGATGGTTATCTGTATGTTTTTTATATGAATTTATTTTTTGCAGGGGGGGCATTGTTTGGTAGGTGAGAGATCTGAATTGCTATGTTTAGTGAGTTGTATCTATTTATTTTTCAATAAATACAATTGGTTATGTGTTTTGGGGGCGATCGTGAGGCAAAGAAAACCCGGCGCTGAGGCCGGGTTATTCTTGTTCTCTGGTCAAATTATATAGTTGGAAAACAAGGATGCATATATGAATGAACGATGCAGAGGCAATGCCGATGGCGATAGTGGGTATCATGTAGCCGCTTATGCTGGAAAGAAGCAATAACCCGCAGAAAAACAAAGCTCCAAGCTCAACAAAACTAAGGGCATAGACAATAACTACCGATGTCATATACCCATACTCTCTAATCTTGGCCAGTCGGCGCGTTCTGCTTCCGATTAGAAACGTCAAGGCAGCAATCAGGATTGCAATCATGGTTCCTGCATATGATGACAATGTCGCCCCAAGACCATCTCTATGAGCTGAAAAAGAAACACCAGGAATGTAGTGGCGGAAAAGGAGATAGCAAATGCTTACGATAACGTAAGGAATTATTACTATGTAAACACCAGGCATGATTCTGTTCCGCATAATTACTCCTGATAATTAATCCTTAACTTTGCCCACCTGCCTTTTAAAACATTCCAGTATATCACTTTTCATTCTTGCGTAGCAATATGCCATCTCTTCAGCTATCTCAGCATTGGTGACCTTGTTCAGAGGCGCTGAGAGATGGCCTTTTTCTGATAGATAATGTTCTGTTAAAATATCTCCGGCCTCATCTTTTGCCCGCAGGCTAATGTCTGAAAATTGAGGTGACGGGTTAAAAATAATATCCTTGGCAACCTTTTTTATATCCCTTTTAAATTTTGGCTTAATGACTATATCCAATGAGTCAAAAAGCTCCCCTTCAATATCTGTTGCCCCTAAGACCTTTAATATATCGCCAAATACAGGTAGCTTGGCTTCTACCTTCACCGTTGTTCGGCCGATGAAATGCATATGCATAACATCGTCTTTGGTGGTTCCCCTCATCAGTGGCTCTATCTGAACGCGCTCTCCACTGCTTAATGACATTCCTTTCCCGATTAAAAAATCTGTCAGATCGGATGTGGTCGGCCCGAAAACAGTTCTGGCAAAACCAATGGTGTCGCCTTCAACAAACAAAAAAGATGGGAATCCCAATGATTCGTCATCTGCGAGGCTGTTCTTAATATCTTCAACTGAAGCTTTAGAGCGATTTATCTTCTGAACCAGACTCTTGTCATTTGTTTTGGTAAAGAGAAAAGTTTTTCCATCGATTTTATGAATATACAAATAATTGGAGCCAACCTGCAGGTGATGATTATCAGCCAGCAGAGAATTAAGGAAAACAGACAGGTTTATTGAGCGCTTATCTTTCCCTTTATTTTTGCTGCGGTAAGTCGCATAAAAACCATTCTTCATAATTCAATCCATTTACTATGTTATGTTCTGAGGGGAGTGAAAATTCCCCTAATTCGATGAAGATTCTTGCTCAATTGTTATCAGCTATGCGCCGACCAGAACACCTTGCCGATCAGCCAAACGTCTCTTCAGGCCACTGACTAGCGATAACTTTCCCTACAACGGAACAACTCTCATTGCATGGGATCATTGGGTACTGTGGGTTTAGTGGTTGTAAAAACACCTGACCGCTATCCCTGATCAGTTTCTTGAAGGTAAACTCATCACCCCCAAGTCTGGCTATGCAGAAATCACCTGGCTCAACAGCCTGCTCAGGGTCAACGAGAATTAACATTCCGTCAGGAAAGCTTGGCTTGGAGCCTGTTGGTGCGGTCATGGAATTACCTTCAACCTCAAGCCAGAATGCAGAATCACTGGCTTTTTTGGTTGTGCTTACCCATCTCTCCGCATCACCTTTGGTAAAGGTTCTAAGCTCAGGTGAGAACATCCCTGCCTGAACATGAGAAAAAACAGGGTACTCATACTCACTTCTAAGTGACGGCTGCATACTAACCGCTTCATACATCTCGTAGATTTCTCTGGCGATTGAAGGGCTAAATTCTTCAACGCTAACTTTGAGAATTTTTGCAAGCAATGCGGCGTTATAAGCATTTAATGCATTGATGCCATTAAATAAAGCACCAACGCCTGACTGTCCCATCCCCATCTTGTCTGCGACAGATTCCTGGGATAAGCCAAGTTCATTTTTCTTTTTTTCATAAATTGCTTTAAGGCGACGTGCGTCCTCAAGCTGCTCTTGTGTTAATGGTTTCTTTTTTGTGCTCATACGTTAAATCTATCACCGCAAGGGATAAATATCTAACACCGTGCGTGTTGACTATTTTACCTCTGGCGGTGATAATGGTTGCATGTACTAAGGAGGTTGTATGGAACAACGCATAACCCTGAAAGATTATGCAATGCGCTTTGGGCAAACCAAGACAGCTAAAGATCTCGGCGTATATCAAAGCGCGATCAACAAGGCCATTCATGCAGGCCGAAAGATTTTTTTAACTATAAACGCTGATGGAAGCGTTTATGCGGAAGAGGTAAAGCCCTTCCCGAGTAACAAAAAAACAACAGCATAAATAACCCCGCTCTTACACATTCCAGCCCTGAAAAAGGGCATCAAATTAAACCACACCTATGGTGTATGCATTTATTTGCATACATTCAATCAATTGTTATCTAAGGAAATACTTACATATGCAACTTACAAGTACTCGCAAGAAAGCGAATGCAATTACAAGCAACCTCCTGAATCGAATTGCTGTACGTGGTCAGCGAAAGGTTGCCGACGCGTTAGGGATTAATGAATCGCAAATTTCGCGATGGAAAGACAGCTTTATCCCAAAGATGGCCATGCTTCTGGCTGTGCTGGAATGGGGTGTTGAAGACGAGGAGTTGGCGGAACTGGCTAAGCAAGTAGCCAGAATGCTGACAAAAGAAAAAGCCCCGAAGAACGGCGAATTCTTCGAGGCCTGATGTAGAAAGACTGGATCAATCCACAGGAGTAATTATGACAAAACAACTCAGTCCTTACCAGGACAAAATTCACAAACACATACTACGTGATCGCTTCCTGTCCAGCTTCAAGCAGCCTGGTCGATTCCGGGCTGAGTTGGAAAAAGTGAAGCTGATGCAGAAGGAGAAAGGTCATGAGTAATCTTGCAACCGTAACACATTTAAGGCCTTCACAACGGCCTGTGGAGCGTCGTGTGGCAGAAGTTGAAGATGGTTATACCCGTCTTGCAAATGCCCTGTATGAAGAGCTTATCGGCGCAGATTTAACGAAAAATCAGAGCAAGGTTGCCCACGCCATATGCCGTAAAACATACGGCTACGGTAAAAAGATGGATCGCATCTCTGATAGTCAGTTAGCTCAAATTACCAGGCTGCCAAGACAGAAGGTAAACAAGGCCAAGAATGAGCTTATCGCGATGAAGGTAATCCTTCGCGAAGGCCAGCAAATCGGGCCTAACAAGAACATCGAGGAATGGCAAATCGAAGGGTGTCACTACTCTGGTGATAATGTCACTGCATTGGTGACAAAAAGTGTCACCAAAACGGTGACAGCGCTGTCACCAAAACAGGGACACACAAAAGAAACTATTACAAAAGAAAAAAGAAATAATAAAAACACTATGTCCGAAAGTGTTCGGACGGAGTGTGAAAAATCATCTGACCGTCACGAAGAAACCGACAAGGCATTCGAGGAAATATTCTGGTGTGCAGGCATGCGGAAAGCCGGGAAGAAAAACGCAGCTTCGGCATTCAGAACACAGTTCAGGGAATGGCGTAAAACTACCAGGGGTACGGCAAGCGAGTTTGCCACGATGCTGGCAGAAGACATCGCATGCAGGAATGGTAAGCAGTTCGGATTCGACAGGTTGTTACCATCGAGCTACCTGAACGGTCAACGCTGGAACGACGAGAAGCCAGAAACTATTCAACCACAATCCAAACCATCATCCGCAATCACCGTATCGAAAACTGGCTACGTGTTTTTCGACAGGTGAACCATGAAATCAAAAATCAAATCGCTACTGGTCGCTGGTTATAACCACGGCTGGTTAAGTATTTCGTTTGTCGATTTCTGGTTTAAAAATCTCAATCTGAGGGAATCATGACGCCAAGTGAACTTAGCGACCTGCTTTGGGCGCAGGTTGACAGGGTGGCTCCGCACCTGTTGCCAAACGGCAAGAAAGAGGGGCATGAGTGGGTTGCCGGTAACGTCAACGGTGACAAGGGAAACAGCCTTAAGGTCAACCTTAGCGGCAAGAAAAAATGGGCTGATTTCGCTGAGGGAGACGGCGGTGACATGCTTGATTTGTGGATGGCATGTCGTGGAATTAACCTGCATCAGGCTATGCAGGAAGCGAAAGCATTTCTCGGTATCAAGGATGACGATCACCATTTCGATGCCAAACGTGAGAAGAAATTCTCCAGACCTGATCGCAAGAAAATCGCCCGCTACGTTACCAGAACAGAATCCCATCTTGAGTACCTGCAATCGCGTGGCATATCGCCAGAAGTCGTAAAGCGCTACGAGGTTGTCAGCGGCAAGGTGTGGAATGGAGAGCGGGAACTGGATGCTCTGGTGATTCCGTACAAACGCGATGGTGAGTTGTTGCAGGTCAAGCGAATCAGCACTGAGCGCCCGGACGGGAAGAAAGTCATTATGGCAGAAGGTGATTGCGAACCTTGTCTGTTCGGATGGCAGGCTCTGGACGCTGGCGTGAGGGCGGTTGTACTTTGCGAAGGCGAAATTGATTGTATGAGCTATGCGCAATACGGCATCTCGGCGTTATCCGTGCCGTTTGGTGGCGGGAAAGGCGCTAAGCAGCAGTGGATTGAGTTTGAGTATCACAATCTCGACAGGTTTGAGGAAATATTCATCTCGATGGACGTTGATGATGTTGGTCGTGAAGCCGCAAGGGAAATCGCAAGCCGACTCGGTGAACATCGTTGCCGTCTTGTTACTCTGCCGTACAAAGACATCAACGAATGCCTGATGAACGGTGTTACCGAGGATGAAATCTGGCAGTACATCGGCACGGCATCCTACTTCGACCCTGAAGAACTCTACAGCGCGCGAGAGTTTTACCAGGACACTATCAGCGCTTTCTACGGCAAGCAGCAGTATCTGTTTAATCCACCGTGGGAATCTCTGGCAGATAAATTCCAGTTCCGTGAGGCCGAGTTGACGCTGGTCAATGGTGTGAACGGTCACGGAAAAACGGAGGTTGTCGGGCATATGGCACTTGAGGCAATGCGTCAGGGTGTGAAGACGTGCATCGCGTCACTTGAGCTGAAGCCTGGTATTCTCCTTAAGCGCCTTACCCGTCAGGCGACGTGCTGCAAGATGCCGCCAGTGCTGGAAATTGACTCTGCATTTAAATTTTATGACGAAAGACTTTGGGTGTTTGGCCTGACCGGAACGGCGAAAGCCGACAGGCTGATCGAAATATTCGACTACGCTCGCCGCCGATACGGCATCCAGTTATTCATCATCGACAGCCTGATGAAATGCGGCATAGGTGACGATGACTATAACGGGCAGAAAGCATTTGTTGACTCGATTTGTGACTTCAAAAACAAAACAAACTCCCACGTCATTCTCGTTACTCACTCCAGAAAAGGAGATAGCGAAGAAAAACCAACCGGGAAAATGGACGTAAAAGGCTCTGGAGCGATAACAGACCTGACAGACAACCTTTTCATCATCTGGCGTAACAAGGCTCGCGAGAGAGCGTTACAGAGAGTTCAGAGTGGTGAAAAGATGTCAGAGAAGGACGAACAGCTACTGGCATCTCCGGCATCTGTTTTGATGCTTGAAAAACAACGTAACGGCGAAGGTTGGGAAGGTGGTGTCCCGTTGTTCCTTGACGAGCAATCGCACCAGTTCCTGCAACTTGAATCAGGATCGCCATATAGCTACATCGCCAATATGCCGAAATCGGAATATGACGAGGCGTGGAGACAGGAAAACGTGACGGAGTATTAAATGACCATCTACATCACTGAGTTAATAACAGGCCTGCTGGTAATCGCAGGCCTTTTTATTTGGGGGAGAGGGGAGTCATGAAAAAACTAACCTTTGAAATTCGATCTCCAGCACATCAGCAAAACGCTATTCACGCAGTACAGCAAATCCTTCCAGACCCAACCAAACCAATCGTAGTAACCATTCAGGAACGCAACCGCAGCTTAGACCAAAACAGGAAGCTATGGGCCTGCTTAGGTGACGTCTCTCGTCAGGTTGAATGGCATGGTCGCTGGCTGGATGCAGAAAGCTGGAAGTGTGTGTTTACCGCAGCATTAAAGCAGCAGGATGTTGTTCCTAACCTTGCCGGGAATGGCTTTGTGGTAATAGGCCAGTCAACTAGCAGGATGCGTGTAGGCGAATTTGCGGAGCTATTAGAGCTTATACAGGCATTCGGTACAGAGCGTGGCGTTAAGTGGTCAGACGAAGCGAGACTGGCTCTGGAGTGGAAAGCGAGATGGGGAGATCGGGCTGCATGACTATCAAATCAAATACGCCAGCACACGACAAGGACTGCTGGCAAACGCCGCTTTGGCTTTTTGATGCACTGGATATTGAGTTTGGATTCTGGCTGGATTCGGCAGCGAGCGACAAAAATGCTCTGTGTGCTCACTGGCTAACTGAGGCCGACGACGCGCTCAATTCTGAGTGGGTAAGCCACGGTGCAATCTGGAATAACCCACCGTACAGCAATATCAGGCCGTGGGTGGAAAAAGCCGCTGAGCAGTGCATACAACAGCGACAGACGGTAGTTATGCTTGTGCCAGAGGATATGTCAGTCGGATGGTTCAGCAAGGCTCTGGAGAGTGTCGACGAAGTTCGCATTATCACTGATGGACGGATTAATTTTATCGAACCATCGACAGGGCTGGAGAAGAAGGGAAACAGCAAAGGCTCCATGCTGCTGATTTGGCGACCGTTCATCAGTCCTCGACGGATGTTTACTACCGTATCCAAAGCGGCATTGATGGCGATCGGGCAGGGCGTCAGGAGGGCGGCATGAGGCGACAGCGACGAAGTATCACCGACATCATCTGCGAAAACTGCAAATACCTTCCAACGAAACGCACCAGAAATAAACGCAAGCCAATCCCAAAAGAATCTGACGTAAAAACCTTCAACTACACGGCTCACCTGTGGGATATCCGGTGGCTTAGAGAACGTGCGAGGAATACAAGGTGATTGACCCAAATCGAAGTTACGAACAAGAAAGCGTCGAGCGAGCTTTAACGTGCGCTAACTGCGGTCAGAAGCTGCATGTGCTGGAAGTTAACGTGTGTGAGCACTGCTGCGCAGAACTGATGAGCGATCCGAATAGCTCAATGTACGAGGAAGAAGACGATGGCTAAACCAGCGCGAAGACGATGTAAAAACAATGAATGTCGGGAATGGTTTCACCCTGCATTCGCTAATCAGTGGTGGTGCTCTCCAGAGTGTGGAACAAAGATAGCACTCGAACGACGAAGCAAAGAACGCGAAAAAGCGGAAAAAGCAGCAGAGAAGAAACGACGACGAGAGGAGCAGAAACAGAAAGATAAACTTAAGATTCGAAAACTCGCCTTAAAGCCCCGCAGTTACTGGATTAAACAAGCCCAACAAGCCGTAAACGCCTTCATCAGAGAAAGAGACCGCGACTTACCATGTATCTCGTGCGGAACGCTCACGTCTGCTCAGTGGGATGCTGGACATTACCGGACAACTGCTGCGGCACCTCAACTCCGATTTGATGAACGCAATATTCACAAGCAATGCGTGGTGTGCAACCAGCATAAAAGCGGAAATCTCGTTCCGTATCGCGTCGAACTGATTAACCGAATCGGGCAGGAAGCAGTAGACGAAATCGAATCAAACCATAACCGCCATCGCTGGACTGTCGAAGAGTGCAAGGCGATCAAGGCAGAGTACCAACAGAAACTCAAAGACCTGCGAAATAGCAGAAGTGAGGCCGCATGACGTTCTCAGTAAAAACCATTCCAGACATGCTCGTTGAAGCATACGGAAACCAGACAGAAGTGGCACGCAGACTGAAATGTAGTCGCGGCACGGTAAGAAAATACGTTGATGATAAAGACGGGAAAATGCACGCCATCGTCAACGACGTTCTCATGGTTCATCGCGGATGGAGTGAAAGAGATGCGCTATTACGAAAAAATTGATGGCAGCAAATACCGAAATATTTGGGTAGTTGGCGATCTGCACGGATGCTACACGAACCTGATGAAAAAACTGGAGACGATAGGATTCGACACCAAAAAAGACCTGCTTATCTCGGTTGGCGATTTGGTCGATCGCGGTACAGAGAACGTCGAATGTCTGGAATTAATCACATTCCCCTGGTTCCGAGCTGTACGTGGAAACCATGAGCAAATGATGATTGATGGCTTATCAGAGCGCGGAAACGTCAATCACTGGATGCTTAATGGCGGTGGCTGGTTCTTTAATCTCGATTACGACAAAGAAATTCTGGCTAAAGCTCTTGCCCATAAAGCAGATGAACTTCCGTTAATCATCGAACTGGTGAGCGAAGGTAAAAAATATGTCATCTGCCACGCCGATTATCCTTGTGACGAATACGAGTTTGGAAAGCCAGTTGATCATCAGCAGGTAATCTGGAACCGCGAACGAATCAGCAACTCACAAGACGGGATCGTGAAAGAAATCAAAGGCGCGGACACGTTCATCTTTGGTCATACGCCAGCAGTGAAACCACTTAAATTTGCCAACCAAATGTATATCGATACCGGCGCAGTGTTCTGCGGAAACCTCACATTGATTCAGGTACAGGGAGAAGGCGCGTGGGCATAAGAGAACTAAACCTCACCAAAGAGCAGCACGAGTGGCTGAATGGCTGGCTTGAACTGTGGGGTGCATGGGTTTATTCAGGTCGTCTGGAAAAGCGCATGAGCAGCGTAATAGCGAAGTTCATGGAGAGCGTAGAGCCAGGAAGAGTTATGACAAGGCCAATGTGCAATGATGATGATGGAATGTTGATTTCTCAGGTCGTCGATTCCGTCATGTACATTGACAAGAAAGCCTTTGGCATCCTCCTCAGCTACTACGCTCATGGATCTTCCAAGCACGCCATTGCATCTTACTATCATCGCGTCGCAAGACCTCGCAAGATGTTATGCCGGGGCGGCGGGCGCATTCAAAAACCATCGCTCGCAACCTGTCGTCGGGAAGTTGACGAAATCCTCAATGCCTCGTTGTTTATGATTTACCCGGTTCTGGATAGTGCGTTTAAAACCAGGAAACGTGTAGAGAAAATTAAACATGTAGCATAGAACGTGTTGACATCATTGAGCAAATGAGCAACACTATTCGCATAAGCTGCCGTTAGTGACTCTTAAGTTGCAACGGTGGCTTTTTTTGTTTGCACAACAGGTAAGAGCATTGAGTCGATAATCGTGAAGAGTCGGCGAGCCTGGTTAGCCAGTGCTCTTTCCGTTGTGGTGAATGCACAGGCTGATGTGCAAGGGCAAGAATCTTTCGCTGGATTCGGTGTGGCCACGTAGCCCGCTGTAGGCAGTTGCAGCAAACCGGAGATCAGCACCGGTCGCCACAATCCAAACTGAGCGTAGCCACTGGCTATCCTGAATTCATCAGTGATAGTTACGCTGCGGCCTTCTACACATGACCTTCGTGAAAGCGGGTGGCAAGAAGTTGCGCTAACAACCTCCTGCCGTTTTGCCCGTGCATATCGGTCACGAACAAATCTGATTACTAAACACAGTAGCCTGGATTTGTTCTATCAGTAACCGACCTTATTCCTAATTAAATAGAGCAAATCCCCTTCTGGGGGTAAGACATGAAGATGCCAGAAAAACATGACCTGTTAGCTGCCATTCTCGCGGCAAAGGAACAAGGCATCGGGGCAATCCTTGCGTTTGCAATGGCGTACCTTCGCGGAAGATATAATGGCGGTGCGTTTACAAAAACAGTAATCGACGCAACGATGTGCGCCATTATCGCCTGGTTCATTCGTGACCTTCTCGACTTCGCTGGACTAAGTAGCAATCTCGCTTATATAACGAGCGTGTTTATCGGCTACATCGGTACTGACTCGATTGGTTCGCTTATCAAACGCTTCGCTGCTAAAAAAGCCGGAGTAGAAGATGGTGGAAATCAATAATCAACGTAAGGCGTTCCTCGATATGCTGGCGTGGTCAGAGGGAACTGATAACGGACGTCAGAAAACCAGAAATCATGGTTATGACGTCATTGTTGGCGGAGAGCTATTTACCGATTACTCCGATCACCCTCGCAAACTTGTCACGCTAAACCCAAAACTCAAATCAACAGCAGCAGGACGTTACCAGCTTCTTTCCCGTTGGTGGGATGCCTATCGTAAGCAGCTTGGCCTGAAAGACTTCTCTCCCAAAAGCCAGGATGCTGTTGCGCTGCAGCAGATTAAGGAACGTGGCGCTTTGCCGATGATTGATCGCGGTGATATCCGTCAGGCAATCGACCGTTGCAGCAATATCTGGGCTTCACTGCCTGGCGCTGGTTATGGTCAGTTCGAGCATAAGGCTGACAGCCTGATTGCAAAATTCAAAGAGGCTGGCGGAACGGTCAGAGAGATTGAGGTATGAGCAGATTAACCGCGATTATCTCCGCTCTGGTTATCTGCATCATCGTTTGCCTGTCATGGGCTGTTAATCATTACCGTGATAACGCCATCGCCTACAAAGAGCAGCGCGATAAGGCCGCATCCATTATCGCTGACATGCAGAAGCGTCAACGTGATGTAGCAGAACTCGACGCCAGATATACAAAGGAGCTTGCTGATGCTAACGCGACTATCGAAAGTCTCCGTGCTGATGTTTCTGCTGGTCGTAAGCGCCTGCAAGTCGCCGCCACCTGTGCAAAGTCAACGACCGGAGCCAGCAGCATGGGCGATGGAGAAAGCCCAAGACTTACAGCAGATGCTGAACTCAATTATTACCGTCTCCGAAGTGGAATCGACAAGATAACCGCGCAGGTTAACTATCTGCAGGAGTACATCAGGACTCAGTGCCTGAAATAATTTTTTTGCAAATCACAAAGTCAATTTAATGAGCCTCGCGATGCGGGGCTTTTTTATGTCCGCAGTAAACGCGCTTCACACGCGCGACTTATGAACACAGAACCTTTCAGGATGACCCTTGAGGATGCCGGTTTGGTGATCGGTGCCTTTCTGTGGGCCGGAATCCTGTGTGACAAGGTTCATCACTAAAAGGTGATCACTGATGAAGTACCCAACAGTTATTATCAATGGTGTGTCCGTTCGTGTTGATGAGGATGGACGCTACAACTTAAACGATCTCCATGCAGCAGCAGTTGCAAATGGAGAGGCTACAGAGCAACAGCGCCCAAGCCAGTTTTTGCGTAGCGCGCAGATAAAACGCTTCATAAAAGCACTGGAGGCCAAAGTGCAAAAAAGCACTTTGGAACAAATTCAACCACTTAAAATAATCAAAGGTGGTGTAGAACCCGGTGTGTGGGGTGTTGAACTTCTGGCAATCAGATATGCAGCATGGATTAAGCCGGAATTTGAAATCGAAGTTTATGAAGTTTTCAAAACGGTTGTCCGTCTCGGCGTTGGCGCAATGTCCCGTCTGAATAGAATCGATCACATCATCAATACTGAAACCAAAGCGATAAGCCAGTGCGCAAGCCAAATGGCTAAGTGGGGCGTTGGTGGGCGAAAAAGATTGCTTCATGTTGCACGTGAGAGAGCGGCAAATGAAGTGCAAATGTATTTGCCCGGAATGGTGTGATTTCGCAGGTTAATCCAGTTTTTGCATTACGGCAGTACAGCGAAGCAACACAAGCCAGAAAGTGGGGAAATAACACTGGCAGCCACTGAAAGATGAACCTCCTGCCTTATGGCAAAAAAGATTCTTTGTGGTGGCGGACTGATGGAAAGACATCCTAATCAAGCAACTACTCTACAGGGTCATAATTATGAACGACAAGCAAATTGAAAAAGAAATCGCAGCCAAGGGTAAGACGGCGGCTCGCGTTACTCCTGAACACATTGCCAGCATAATCGCCAGCGAACATTACTTTACGGCCGCTGATGGTGCTCGCTTTGCTCATGTGCAGAGAAGCGAAACATACAGCGTAAAAATCCCAGACCAGCCTGACGAGCTGGAGCTGCTGACATTCTGCGTTCTGGTGCTGAGGAATGGCTTTACGGTCACCGGGGAAAGCGCCTGCGCCAGCCCAGAGAACTTCGATGAAGAAATCGGGCGCAAGATTGCTCGCCAGAATGCTGTAAACAAAATCTGGATGCTTGAAGGTTACTTGCTGAAGCAGAAGCTAAGCGAACAGTAGTTATTACAAAAGCCATTCCCTACAGAGTGGCTTTGATAATGGCTTATACCCTACACGGGATAACTTAACTGATATCCCTTTTAACGGATAAACGGAGCCAACAATGGCAGAGATTATTCCCATGACTGAAGAACAGAAATTCCAGTTAGAGATTTACAAGCTGGTCATGAACCAGAACGCAGCCGCAGAAGAAGCATTTCAGTTCATTGGCACTGACGAACTGAAGCTTGAGCTATTCAAAATTCACTTCCAGTCAGGCGGCGCTAATTCAGATATCACGATCCGCACATTCGAAGCGGTGCGTAAATCGAAGGAAGCGTTAGACCTGTTCACCACCGGAGCATAAACATGGCGCGCCCAACGAAGTATCAAGAGGCGTATGCCGAACAGGCACGCAAACTGTGCTTGCTGGGCTATACAGACGCCGAACTCGCTGACTTCTTTGAAGTTAGCGAGGCAACAATCAACAATTGGAAATTGGAATATCCGGAGTTTTTAGAGTCCATAAAAAAGGGTAAGGCCGTCGCTGATGCAGAAGTTAGTGATCGTCTTTATCAACGCGCTATGGGCTTCGTGGCTCCAGACATCGATATTCGTGTTATTGAAAACAGAATTGTCGAAACTCCGCTTGAGAAGTATTACCCGCCTGATACAACCGCCGCCATCTTCTGGCTTAAGAACCGACAGAAGGATAAATGGCGCGACAAGGTTGATCACGAGCTAACAGGCAAAGACGGCGGCGCAATCCAGATTGAAACATCACCGATGAGCACTCTATTCGGAAAATGACCTCGATTAATCCTATCTTTGAACCGTTCATTGAGGCGCATCGCTACAAAGTCGCCAAAGGCGGTCGAGGTAGCGGTAAATCATGGGCAATTGCGAGACTGCTTGTTGAAGCGGCGCGTCGGCAGCCGGTGCGTATTCTCTGCGCTCGCGAACTGCAAAACAGTATCAGCGATTCGGTAATCCGGTTGCTTGAAGATACCATCGAGCGTGAAGGGTATTCGGCTGAGTTTGAAATTCAGCGTTCCATGATTCGTCATCTCGGAACGAATGCTGAGTTCATGTTCTACGGCATCAAAAACAACCCGACGAAGATTAAATCGCTCGAAGGTATTGATATCTGCTGGGTGGAAGAAGCGGAAGCGGTAACGAAGGAATCATGGGATATCCTGATCCCAACCATCCGTAAGCCGTTCTCTGAAATATGGGTGAGCTTTAACCCGAAGAACATCCTCGACGATACCTATCAGCGATTCGTCGTAAATCCTCCCGATGATATTTGTCTGCTGACGGTGAACTACACCGACAACCCGCACTTTCCTGAAGTTCTCCGTCTGGAGATGGAAGAGTGTAAACGCAGAAATCCGACACTGTATCGTCACATCTGGCTTGGTGAGCCAGTAAGCGCAAGTGATATGGCAATCATCAAACGTGAATGGCTTGAAGCCGCAACCGATGCGCACAAGAAACTCGGATGGAAAGCGAAAGGCGCTGTTGTTTCTGCACATGACCCGTCAGATACAGGGCCAGATGCTAAAGGTTACGCATCGCGCCACGGTTCGGTAGTTAAGCGCATTGCCGAAGGTCTGCTGATGGACATCAACGATGGTGCTGACTGGGCTACTTCGCTGGCGATTGAAGACGGCGCTGACCACTACCTGTGGGATGGTGATGGTGTTGGTGCCGGGCTACGCAGACAGACAACGGAAGCGTTCTCCGGCAAGAAAATCACCGCCACGATGTTCAAGGGCAGCGAATCGCCATTCGATGAAGATGCACCGTATCAGGCCGGAGCATGGGCCGATGAAGTCGTACAGGGCGACAACGTTCGCACTATTGGCGATGTATTCCGCAATAAGCGAGCGCAATTCTATTACGCGCTGGCTGACAGGCTGTATCTGACATATCGGGCGGTTGTTCATGGTGAGTATGCAGACCCCGACGACATGCTGAGTTTCGACAAAGAAGCGATAGGCGAGAAGATGCTGGAGAAGCTGTTTGCAGAACTGACGCAGATTCAGCGCAAATTCAATAACAACGGGAAGCTGGAGCTAATGACTAAGGTCGAAATGAAGCAGAAGCTCGGTATTCCATCTCCTAACCTGGCTGATGCGCTGATGATGTGTATGCATTGCCCGGAGTCGGCTGCGCAACCCGACTATTCCAGTTACTCAATTCCTTGTGGTGTAGGTTGATATGGCAGAAAAAAAGATGGCTGACTGGCATCGCAAGGTGCTGTGCAACTTTGATAATGCCTGGTCAGCAACGCAGGATATGCGTGAGCAGATTATTGAGGCTCAACGTTTCGTCAGGGTGTCCGGTGCACAGTGGGAAGGCAGCACAAACGCTGGTTACTCATTTGATGAAGGCAGGTTTGAGCATTACCCGCGCTTTGAACTAAATAAGATTGCCCGTGAATGTGATCGCATCATTGGCGAGTATCGACAGAATCGCATCAGCGTTAAATTCAGGCCGAAGGATGACAAGGCATCGGAAGCGTTAGCCGAAAAGATGAACGGCAAATTCCGCGCTGACTATCAGGAAACATCAGGTGGTGAAGCGTGTGATAACGCATTTGATGATGCTGTAACGGGCGGATTCGGTTGTTTCCGCATGTGTGCCGATTACGAAGATGAAATGGATCCGAGTAACGAGCAGCGCCGCATCAGCCTTCTTCCTGTTTACGACCCAGCGACATGCGTCTTCTTCGATCAGGACAGCAAGCAATATGACCGCTCTGATGCTATGTGGGCTATGGAAATGTTCTCCATGACCCCTAAAGCGTTCGAGGCTGAATACCCTGATTCCATCGCGGCAAGCCTTTCTCGTGATGACACTGGTACTCAATATGACTGGTCAACGCCCGATGCCATCTATGTTGGACGCTACTACGAAGTTCGCATAGAGAAGGTGAAGCTCACGGCGTGGCGCAACCCTGTTAGCGGAGAAACGGCAATCTATGATGAAGAGCAAATCAAAGATATTGTCGACGAGCTGACCGATGGTGCATTCGAACTGATTGGCGAGCGAACGGTGAAGAAGCGCCGCGTTTATTGCGGTCTTCTGTCTGGCGCTGAATGGCTGGAAGAACCGAAGCGTATTCCGGGTGAACATATTCCTCTCATCCCGGTATATGGGCGTCGCTCATTTGTTGATAATCAGGAGCGAATCGAAGGCCACGCAGCAAAAGCGATGGATGCACAGCGTCTTGAGAACCTGATGGTTTCCATGATTGCAGATAACGCTACTCAGGCTGGCGGTGATGGCATTCCTATCGTGGATGTTGATTTCATTCCCGGTCCATTAATGAATCACTGGGCAGAGAGGAATAAGAAAAGACCTGCAGTTCTTCCCATGACCAGCAAGAAGGACAAAAACGGAACGGTCATTTCAGAGGCTCAGGTTGCTGGCTGGACACCTCCGACACAAATGCCTCCAGCTCTTGCCGGGCTATTGCAGTACACCGGAACGGCTATTCAGCAAATTACAGGTGCGTCGCAGCTTGAGAATATGCCGAGCAACGTCGCTACCGATACCGTTGATAGCATCTTTAACCGGATGGACACGCAGTCCTATATCTACATGGACAACATGGCTAAATCCATGCGCCGTGCTGGCGTCGTGTGGCTTTCTATGGCTCGTGAAGTCTATGGCAGCGATACGCCAATGCGCATCGTTAATGAGGATGGCAGCGATGACGTGGCGCTGATGACTGGTGAAGTGGTTGACCGTCAGACAGGACAGGTTATCGCGCTTAACGACCTTTCGCAGGGTAACTATGAAGTGACTGTCGATGTCGGTAAGTCGTTCGCTACTCGCCGTGATGCAACGGTTAAGTCGTTACTTTCCATGCTGGCACTTATCCCACCAGGAACGCCGAAGCACGACCTTGTATCGTCGATGATTCTCGACAATATGGACGGCGAAGGGATGGACGACCTTAAAGAATACAACCGCAATCAGTTGCTTCTGTCTGGAGTTATCAAGCCGAGAACACCAGAAGAACAGCAGATGGTTGAGCAGGCGAAACAACAACAGGCCAGTCAGCCAGATCCGGCTATGGTTGCAGCGCAAGGTCAGCTTCTTGCTGGTCAGGCTGAATTGCAGAAAGCGCAGAACGAACAGGCAGCCATTCAGGTTAAAGCATTCCAGGCACAGACTGATGCTCAGGTTGCAGCGGCAAATGTTGTGAAAATACTCGCATCTGCCGATAGTCAGCAGAAATCTGATATCCGCGAGGCTCTGAAACTGCTCGGACAGTTCCAGCAACAGCAAGGAGATAATGCCCGTGCTGATGCAGAGCTTGTCCTGAAAAGTCAGGCACAGGGCCATGCGCAGCGCATGGACATCAGCAGCATCCTGCAAAAATCAACTCAGCAACAACCACAGCAGTAATTAACCCATAACGTGCAATGGCTGTCTTTATGAGGCCTGGCACCCTATTGCCTTCCGATGGGCTGAACATCGAGTAAACAGGGGTAACAAATGGACCAGATGGCAGAAAACACACCAGAAGTTGAAATCGAAACCGACGCGTCAGAGCAGATTCCTGATGATGTCGAACTGGCTGAAGAAGTCGAAACAGAAGATGGCAGTGAGTCCTCCGGCAATGATGCAGAGGAAGCTACTGAAACTGATGACGACGAATCAGAGCAGGAATTCTACTTTGGTGATGAAAAGCTGGATTCGCCAACCAGCGAAGATAGCGCAGAGCATGGACTGGTAAAACACCTGCGCAAGACGATTAAAGAGAAAGACCGCGAGCTGAAAGAGCTGATGCGTCAGTCTCAGAAACCCGTCGAGCAGCAGCCGGTAATCACTCAACCACCGCGAATGCCAAAACTGGATGATGAGGACATCGGTTTCGATGAAGAAATCTATCAGCAACGCATGGCTAAGTGGGCAGAGGATAACGGAAAGTACCAGCAACAGGAGATGGCTCGCAAGCAGAAGGAGCAGGAGCTTCAGGCTGCTTATCAAGAGCGATTATCCAAATATCAGCAACGTGTTAAGGCTCTCAAGGTTCCTGGCTATCAGGAAGCAGAACAGGCCGTACTCGAGGAAATCCCCATCGAGACACAAAACGCGATCCTGTTTGAGTCAGAGAAGCCGGAAATCGTTGTTCTGGCGCTTGGTCGCAACGCTGAACTGCGCAAGCAACTGGCAGAAGCTACCAACCCCGTAGCAATTGGTCGTCTGCTGGAACGTATCGAATCTAAGGCCAGAATCATGCCAAAAGCAAAAACCACGGCAGCCACAACCCCGACAGTTAAGGGGAGCAACGGCGCAGTAATCAACAACCTCGACAAATTGAAAGCCAAGGCGCTGGAAACTGGTGACTGGACGCCGTATTTCGCCGCTAAAAAGGCAAAAAAATAACCTATCGGAGCATTAAGCATGGCTAACCAATTAGCAAAAGACCTTGAAATCATGTTCGAAAACTACGTTGAAGGCTTTGAGGCCGCCTGCGTAGTTTCCCGTAACGCTAAAAAATTCCGTCCCGGTGATACAGCAATGCAGCGAGCAGGTGATGTTCTGTATCGTCCGCAGCATTACCACATGAACATTGAGGAAGGCCTAGATCTCAGCGGCAAAACGCCAACAGCACTGGTTCAGCGCCTTGTTCCTTCTGTGTTCAAGGAGCCGAAAAACATTCTGTACACTCTGGATGCGCGTGAAATGCGTGACCCGGAACATAAAACTGAAGCTGGTCGCGCCGCAGGTATGCGCCTTGCTGCACAGATTGACTCTGACCTGATTTCCATGGTCACGCAGCGTGCTACTAACGTGATCACAATGGCTGACTCAACCACTGGTTCACAGGGCCGTGATTTGTGGAACTGTGCGGCAGGTATTGATGCCACCATGACGGCGATTGGTGTACCTCAGGGTATCAACCGTCGCTCTTTCTGGAACCCCTTCAACTACAAAGACCTTGCTGGCGAGCTTGGTCACCGTGCCTATGCTCAGGGCGCAACCCTGACAGCATACGAAAAAGCGCAAATCCCTCCGGTTGCGTCCTTCGATAGCTACAAGACCGATATTTCTGGTCGTGTTCCGAAGGGTACAGCAACTTCCATTACGCTGGCAGCAGCACCTGCGCACAAGGTTGAAGCGAAAGATGCTAACGATATGCCAGTGGATAACCGACAGGGGACCATTACGGTATCTGCTGAAGGTTTGCAGGTTGGCGATGCGTTTACCATCGCAGGGGTGAATTCCGTACACCAGATCACCAAAGATACCACCGGGCAGCCGCAGGTATTCCGCGTTCTGGCAGTAAGCGGAACGACAGTAACTATCTCCCCGAAAATTCTGCCGCCTGACAACGCGGATGTCGCCAGCCGACCATATGCAAACGTTGATGCTAACGCGGCAAGTAGCGCAGCAATCACCATTCTCAACAAGAATGCCGCACCGGCTAACCTGTTCTGGGCTGATGGTTCTGTTGAACTGATGTACGGCAAACTGGCGTTCCCGACTGGTCAGGGTCCACAGGTAATGACAGCAACCACCGAGCAGGGCGCTACGCTGATCATGTCTTATGCCTTCGACCACATCAAAGGCGTAACCACTGCTCGTTTCACCACTCTGTACGGTTGCTCTGTACTTGTTCCTGAATATACGGGCATCGTTATTGCCGGGCAGTAATTTTGGTGGGGCTTCGGCCCCATTTTTATTGGGAGAAGACAATGGCACGAACAATGCTCTATAAGCCGGGCAACATGATCACCTGTGGTCAGTTTGCTGTCGATTACATCATTGTTGATGACGAAGAAGTTAAATCTCACCTGAAAAAAGGCTGGGTAAAAACTCCTGAAGAAACCGCAACGAAGCATAAAGTGGCTAAGGCGGAAGAAGATGGCGAAAACGAAGGGTGATCTCGTTCTTAAGGCTTTACGAAAAGCCGGGCTGTATTCCAATGCCACGTTGACAGATGCTGACCCTCAGGCAATTGAAGATGCCATTAATGACCTCGAAGACATGATGGCAGCATGGCAGGCGAAAGGTATCGAGCTTGGGTATCAGTTTGCTGATACAGAAAACGGCATCATGCCGTTACCTGACGATGATTCAGGTATCCCTGCATGGGCAAATGATGGCGTCGCTTTGAAACTCGCTGTGCAAGTGTGCATGGATAACGTCATTCAGCCGTCGGATGCTCTCCTGACCGCTGCTGACAGCGCATATCAGACAATTTGCATCGCTTTAACCAAAATACCACCACTTGAGCGGCGAAATGACATGCCTCGCGGTAGTGGTAACAAAAGCGCGTTTACGTGGAATCGGTTTTACATCGAGAAAGATGATCCGAGTACGTGAGGTGAATAAATGCCGATTCAGCAACTTCCGCTTATGAAAGGTGTCGGCAAAGACTTTCGAAACGCCGACTACATCGACTATCTGCCAGTGAATATGCTGGCTACACCCAAAGAAATACTCAACAGCAGCGGATATCTTCGCTCATTCCCGGGCATTGCCAAACGTTCTGATGTGAATGGTGTATCGCGCGGTGTCGAGTACAACATGGCGCAGAATGCTGTTTATCGCGTTTGCGGTGGCAAGTTGTATAAGGGCGAAAGCGAGGTCGGTGATGTTGCCGGAAGTGGTCGCGTATCAATGGCGCATGGTCGAACATCTCAGGCGGTAGGCGTTAATGGTCAACTGGTCGAGTATCGCTATGATGGCACGGTTAAAACAGTCTCAAACTGGCCTACAGACAGCGGATTCACTCAGTATGAGTTAGGTTCGGTTCGCGACATTACGCGTTTACGTGGGCGTTATGCGTGGTCAAAAGACGGTACTGATTCATGGTTCATAACTGACCTTGAAGACGAATCTCATCCTGACCGTTACAGCGCACAATATCGTGCCGAGTCTCAGCCTGACGGAATCATCGGCATCGGAACATGGCGAGACTTCATCGTCTGCTTTGGTTCATCGACGATTGAATATTTCTCCCTGACTGGTGCAACCACCGTTGGTGCTGCTTTGTATGTCGCACAGCCATCACTGATGGTGCAGAAAGGCATTGCCGGAACTTACTGCAAAACGCCGTTTGCTGATTCCTATGCGTTTATCAGCAATCCGGCAACAGGTGCGCCGTCTGTGTACATCATCGGTTCCGGTCAGGTATCACCAATCGCCAGCGCGAGTATTGAGAAAATCCTCCGCTCCTACACTGCTGATGAACTGGCTGATGGCGTAATGGAGTCTCTGCGATTTGATGCGCATGAGTTGCTGATTATCCACCTTCCGCGCCATGTTCTCGTGTACGACGCATCTTCAAGCGCCAATGGTCCGCAATGGTGTGTGCTGAAAACAGGCCTGTATGACGATGTGTACCGCGCTATCGACTTCATTTACGAAGGCAATCAGATAACGTGCGGCGATAAGCTGGATTCCGTGACCGGGAAATTGCAGTTCGATATCAGCAGCCAGTACGACAAGCAACAGGAACACCTGCTGTTTACTCCACTGTTCAAAGCGGATAACGCCAGAGTGTTCGACCTTGAGGTTGAATCGTCAACTGGCGTTGCGCAGTACGCCGACCGCCTGTTCCTCTCTGCAACCACTGACGGCATAAATTATGGTCGTGAACAGATGATTGAGCAGAATGAACCGTTCGTTTACGACAAACGCGTTTTGTGGAAGCGAGTTGGGCGCATCAGGAAAAATGTCGGCTTCAAATTGCGCGTTATCACTAAGTCACCTGTCACTCTGTCAGGCTGCCAGATAAGGATCGAGTAATGGCTGATTCGAATCTCAATGAGCCGGTAATCATTCAGGCTACACGACTCGACACATCAGTCCTTCCACGCAATATCTTCTCGCAGTCATATCTGCTGTACGTTATCGCACAGGGTACTGATGTTGGTAACGTGGCTAACAAGGCCAACGAAGCAGGGAAGGGAGCTTATGATGCACAGGTGAAGAATGATGAGCAGGATGTCACCCTTGCAGACCATGAATCCAGAATTGCTGCTGCTGAAGCAACTCTCGTCAATCATGAACATAGAATTGCAGCAGCGGAAAGCACTCTTGCAGATCATGAAACAAGGATTACGGCTGCTGAAACAGAGCTGGCTGATCACGAGACGCGAATTGCTGCCAATGAATCTGAGTTAGCAGATCATGATGCGCGCATAACTCAGAATACAACCGATATCGACGCACTTGATACCAGGCTCACAGCGGCAGAGGGAAGTATTTCGACGCTACAAAGCACAGTTGGTGATCACTCAACAAGAATATCTGCGCTTGAGTATGCCACCACGCGCAAGAAATCAGAGGTTGTTTACTCAGGGGTATCGGTAACAATTCCGACAGCGCCTACCAACCTTGTTAGCCTGCTGAAAACGCTCACGCCGTCATCCGGCACGTTGGCACCATTCTTCGACACCGTTAACAACAAGATGGTTGTGTTCAACGAGAACAAAACCTTGTTCTTCAAGCTGTCGATCGTCGGGACGTGGCCCAGCGGAACAGCCAACAGGTCAATGCAGCTAACCTTTTCCGGCTCTGTTCCTGACACACTGGTAAGCAGCCGCAACTCGGCGACAACGACCGATAACATCCTGTTAGCTACGTTCTTCAGCGTGGATAAAGACGGCTTTCTTGCCACAAATGGCAGTACGTTAACTATTCAGTCTAATGGTGCGGCGTTTACTGCCACAACCATCAAAATCATTGCGGAGCAGTAATGATTCAGTTCAAACCAACGCGAAACATCGACCTGATCGAAGCAGTAGGAAATCACCCTGACATTATCGCTGGTAGCAACAACGGTGATGGATACGACTACAAACCTGAATGCCGTTACTTTGAGGTGAACGTGCACGGGCAGTTCGGCGGCATTGTTTACTATCAGGAGATTCAGCCGCTGACATTCGATTGCCACGCCATGTACCTGCCAGAGGTTCGCGGATTCAGCAAGGAAATCGGTCTGGCGTTCTGGCGATACATTCTGACTAACACCACCGTTCAGTGCGTAACATCGTTCGCTGCACGCAAATTCCGCCACGGTCAGATGTACTGCGCAATGATTGGCCTTAAGCGTGTAGGAACCATCAAGAAATACTTCAAAGGCGTGGATGACGTGACGTTTTACAGCGTCACGCGCGAAGAACTAATCGACTTCCTGAATCACGGGAGATAGCCATGTTATATGCATTTAAGCTGGGCAGAAAACTGCGCGGCGAGGAACCTTATTGCCCTGAAAAAGGCGGGAAAGGTGGTAGCTCTGATAAAAGCGCAAAGTATGCAGCAGAAGCTCAGAAGTATGCCGCAGACCGGCAAAATCAGCAGTTCAACACCATCATGAACAACCTGAAGCCGTTTACTCCTCTGGCTGATAAGTATGTCGGCAGCCTCGAGAACTTATCGTCTCTGGAAGGGCAAGGTCAGGCACTTAACCAGTATTACAACTCTCAGCAGTACAAAGATCTTGCTGGTCAGGCTCGCTATCAGAGTCTGGCGGCAGCGGAAGCAACAGGTGGATTGGGTTCCACTGCAACCGGTAATCAGTTAGCAACAATCGCACCAACGCTTGGTCAGCAATGGCTATCTGGTCAGATGAACAACTACCAGAATCTGGCAAATATTGGTCTTGGTGCGCTGCAAGGTCAGGCAAACGCCGGGCAGACATATGCCAACAACATGAGTCAGATTTCGCAGCAAAGTGCGGCTCTTGCAGCGGCAAATGCCAACAGACCATCAGCAATGCAATCTGCTATTGGCGGAGGTGCGTCTGGTGCTATTGCTGGGGCTGGACTTGCGAAATTAATTGGTTCATCAACTCCGTGGGGGGCTGGTATCGGTGCTGGTATCGGTCTGCTTGGTTCACTGCTTTATTAAGGGGTAATCAATGGCTACGTGGCAACAGGGTATTAATTCTGGTGGTTTTCTGGCTGGCATTGGTGCGCAAAACGAGAATGCGCCAAAGGCAAGCGACATTAATGCAACGCTTGGTCTGATCCGCGAAAACAATGAACTTGCTCGCTCAGGTGTAAATAACGTTGGCCTGACCGCGTTACGTGGTCTGGCTGGAGTTGCTGATATTTACAATCAGGAACAGCAACAGAAAGCTATTAGTGCGTTCAATAAGGTTCACGCTGATGCATGGGCTTCTGGTGATCCATCGGGACTATTTAAGTTTGCCCAGGAAAATCCAGCGTTTGTTGCACAGGCACAACAGGCGTTTTCTGGTCTTAATGATCAGCAACGCAACGATATGGGCGATTTAGCCATGAGGGCTAACGTCGCTCTTTCTCAGGGACCGGAAGCCTACAGTAAATTCATTACTGACAACAAGGACAGGTTAAATCGCGTTGGTGCTAATGCTGACTGGATGATTCAGACAGGTATCCAGAATCCAGAGCAGCTATCACACATGCTGACTACTATGTCTCTCGGTGCGCTTGGACCAGAAAAGGCGTTTGCTGTTCAGGATAAGATGGCTGGTCGTGAAATTGACCGAGGCAGGCTGGCAGAGACAATCCGCAGCAATCAGGCTGGTGAAGCACTTCAGGCGAGAGGGCAAAACCTTTCCTATCAGTCAGCAATGACTGGGCACAATATCGCAGCACAACGTTTGGCTCTGGATCAGCAAGAGTTCGGGTTTAAGATGCAGCAAGCGCAGGAAAAGGCTCAGCAGTTGATTAGTGAAGCACCTAAGCTGTCAGTAAACATGGAAAAAGGCATCGAGACGGCTGTAAACAATGCCACAGCATCATCAAACTCAGCCAATTCTATGAGTGCGCTTGCTCAACAGTTCAGAGCAGAAAAACCAACGACAGGTTTGTTCGGTAACGCACAGAACATGTTCGCAAAACTTACCGGAAGCGATACGACATTGCGTGATTTGCGCATTCGCCAAAATGCCCTTGTTAACAGTCAGGTTCTTAAATTCCTACCTCCCGGCCCAGCAACGGATAAAGACGTTGAGATCGTTCGGCAGGGTGCGCCAACTGACATGGATAACCCTGAGACGGTCGCAAGATGGCTTGATGCAATGGCAAACCTTGAGCGACGAAACGCGCAGTTTAATGAGTTTAAAGCTGAGTGGATGAGCGCGAATGGCAATCCTGGACAATCGCGTAATGGCGGTCAGATATTGGGGTTGGATGTTAAAAAAGGTGAATCATTGGGGAGTGCCGTTAAGCGGTATATGTCATTGAATACTGACGCAGCGCCAGCACAAGATTCGACACCTTCAGGAGAACCACGGAATCAGGTTGGATCATATACCTCAAAATCAGGCATTCAATTTACGGTGGAATGATGAAAGTAACTGCAAACGGTAAGACATTTACCTTTCCTGATGGTACGAGCACCGAAGATATTGGCACCGCCATTGATGAGTATTTTGCTGGTCAGGCTGTTCAGCAACAAACAGTTAATCAGGCCAATAATGCACCAACACGGGAAGAACCATCATTGATGCAACAAGCTGGCGATTGGCTCACTGGTGGTCAAAGTGCAGGGCAAATTGCGGAACAGGCTGGTCGTGGTCTGGTAAACATACCATTTGACGTATTGCAGGGCGGCGCAAGTCTGATTAATGCAATCAGCCAGGGGCTTGGTGGCCCCAAGGTTTTGGACGATGTCTATCGTCCAGTCGATCGACCGACAGACCCTTACGCGCAAGCCGGTGAAACAATTGGTGGGTATCTCCTGCCAATTGGCACAGCGGCAAAAGCTGCTGGAGCGCCAGCAAAGCTCGCTGGAGATATCGGTTCCGCAGGAAACATGATTGCAGGTTCTCTTGCTGATGCTGCAAATCAGGAGGGCGACTTTGCACAAAATGCTGCCATTAACGGTGGTATCAATATTGGTGCTCAGGGGATACTTTCTGGGGCTGGAAGGATCTTAACCTCTAAATCACCTCAAGTTCTTGGTGGCGGGGCAATAAATTCCGCTGCTGATGTTTCGAAAATGGCAAAGTCTGGTACAGGAAGAGAGATTATTGCCAGACAGTCAGCTAATGTGTCAGACGAAATAGCAAAAGCAGCAGATACTGCTGGAATAGATATCAACGCATTAACTCCTGGCATGAGATCAGGTAGTCGTGGTCTTGCTCAGGCGGAGGGGATTCTGGCGTCAAAGCCCGGAATTACACAGGATGCACACACCAAAGCATTCAGTGAAATAGAGTCGAAATTTAACTCAGCATTGGATGAGTTTGGGGCTGAAGCAGGAACTGCATCAGAAAAAAGTGCAGCCATAAAACAAAGGGTTTTGGCAAGTATTGATAAAATGAAAAATTCAGAAAAGGCCGCATGGGATAGCGTCCGCTCCACGATGCCTGACGCAAAGGCCAGAATGTCAAACCTGAACGCTACAATTCAGGGTGATATTTTGGCTGGCATGCCGCTAACTCCTGAGATGAAACAATTCGCATCTGCTTATGCTAAAACTGGTAAAAAAGGAATCACGTTTGATGCCATGAAGGCATGGCGAAGTAAACTTGCTGACGCAGAGCAGAAGTATATAAGGTCTGGTGAGGCAAATACGGCAAGGCGCATGGCTGAGCTTCGTGATGCAGCAACGGAAGATATGCGCATAATGGCTCAAAATGGCGGTTTTCTTGATGACTGGCAAAAAGCTAATGATCTGTCAAAGGCAAGATTTACAGCACAAGAACAGGCTGAAGCAGCGTTTGGTAGAGACCTTGCAACTGATCAGTTGGTAACTAATGGATCTAAGGCGTTACAGGGTTCAGCAAAAAGTGGAACAGGTCAGTTCCATAAAATAATAAGCGCCCTACCTGAGTCGGAACGCGCGCCAGCAATTGCATCAATATTACAAGATGCAATGTCGCAAGGGGTACGCGGAGGTAAGTCTGAAGAGGCTGGAATTAAGCATATCGCGACTATTCTTACCCCACAAAACGTGAAGGCAATTAGTCGATATTCTCCAGAACTTGGCAGGATTACAAGTTCATACGGAGAACTTGCACGAGCAGCAACAAAGCCACTTCGATATGTTGAACAGACAGGGCGATCTATGCCAGCCATTAGCACTCTTGAGAATGGCCTTCATCCAGTTTTAGAGAGCGCATTGTCTGGCGCTTTTAGAACTACTGGCACTATCGCAGGGTTCTCTGGAGGAGGCGTTATTGGAGCAATAGCGGGTGGCGCTGCAGGTGGGGCAATTGATGCAATGGCAAAAGGAGCGATAGCGAAATTATCCGCAACTAGAAGCGGTCGTTACGCTATTGAAAAGGCTGTTCAAGAGGCAACAAAGGCAGTTAAGGTTGGGGCAAGTGATGGTGCATTAGCGGCGGCGGAACGCAGATTTATGGCAAATAAGGCCGCCGTAAAAGCAATACGCGAGGCACTAGGAAACGAAGAGTTCCAGCGTTTAGCAAGAGCTGGAATTGTGGCATCGCTAAGCGGAATGGCACAGGAGTAATTAGTCATCCATGGATGGATTGAGCTTATCTCGTGTTGATGTGGCAATTTTCCCAACATTTTTCAACCAAGATTTTAAGAAGGATATGTCGTCCTTAATATCATGAATATCCTCATTCTTTATACGCTCAACCTTATCCTCTAAGCTCTCTATAGAACGCTCAATGCTAGACAGAGAGATTTTTAAGTCCCCTTGCTCACGTTCCAGTGAGGATTTGAGAGCACAATATTCGTTTTCTAGAATTCCTATTTTTTTTGTTAGAGAGTGCATTCGATACTCATACACCAAACCAGAAACGACTAATGCAGCCAACAGAAACCATTCAAGCACACCAACCTCCTTAGTTTTGAGCAGGATACCAGATGATGTATAGGAGTGGGAGTAAAGTTAGTCGGTGATAGAACGGTGGTTGCATAATGATATCACGTGACGTAGAATTACTGCGCATAGCGTGTATTCAATGGATACATAGCTATTGATAATCTCCGATAAGAAGGAGGTTTGTATGAGCAATGAGACTAATGGGATTGATGAAATGTTTAGCTTGAACGCTGCCAAAGCTGGAGTCGCAATAGGTTTGCTATTACAGCAAGCTTCTGCGTTCAGTTGTGAGGTGGTTGTTACTGATAACGTTCAGCACGCTTACCATCAATCCTCATTCAGCAGTGAACGGGCTAATGATGAGCTTCATGAGGCGGTGTCTTCGATTAAAGAATTGTCTCGAATGCTGAAATACGCTTATCGTGTTCTTGCAAACGCTACCGATGAGAATGTAGACAATGTGTTGTCTATCATTGAACCAGAAAAGTCTCGATTGATAGAGCATCAATTGAGAGGACTTGAAGGGGCAATGAAATCGGTATTCAAAGAAGCTTCTGCTGATTTTAAAGAGATCGCAAGAGATATCTATATCGTTGTTGCTGATGCTAGATCTGCCGTAACTAACCTGAATAGTCTTATTAAACAACGCTCATGTGTTCCGGTTGTTTTTGATAGTTCCGTAGATATGGCTGGTTTGCGTGCGCTTGCTGAGCACGGGACTCGTGTGTTTCACTCTGGTAACTTCCACTGAGGTAAAACATGCAAGTAACCGTGGAATATAATCAGGATAGTTTTGACTATTTTTTCTCCCCGGTTTTTGTTGAGTTTCCTGATTTAAAACAAACACTTGTAGATGATTTTATCATCTACAAGTCTACGGGAACGTTGCCCAGCTATTTTGGCAGAGACACCTCTTATCATCGGCCTCCTGATATTGAAGATGCAGGTCTTATGCACCTTCATTTAGCAATTGGTGAAAATAAATTTGAGCCAATAAAAAATGGCACAGATATCAGCACACCGCAAAAGTTGCAGTGGCATAAAACATCCAATACCGCTCTCGTTTATGCACAAAATCTTTTTGATGAGAACAGGTATTCATTGATTGCTCTTTTTCATCCTGTAGCTCACATGTCTGCTAACAATCATAATAGAATGAGAGTGTTAGCAGGGTATGCGAGAGACTTTAGAAACACTATGTTTGACTAAACCCGCCGTCAGGTGGGTTTTTTATCTTCTCCGTACATGCTACTGAGAGTCTTAAGAAGAGCCTCCCTAAATTTTTCAGATTCTTGTTGAGCAAAACCTTCTATTGATCTTGGTGATTTTTCTTCATCAATAGCAGCTTGCAAGATCATAACTATTTCTGAATTTAATGAGCGTCCGTTTTTCGATGCTCTTATGGTCAGGTCGCGCTTGAGGCTATCTGGCATTCTTACGCTATATGGGGCTATGTCTCTAACCTTCGTCATACTTACACCGTGATAATCACATTGATATCACAGTGTATTCAAAAAAATTTTGACTTGATATAGTCACAGTGATATGTTTGTGATTCACAATAACTCACATGGTGGCGGTATGGAAAAAGAAGTTAGCAGAATTTTGGTGAGAATGCCTCAGTCGCTAAAAGATGCGATTACAGGAAAGGCCAAAGAAGAATGCCGGTCGTTTAACTCGGAAGTGATTAAGCGATTGCTGGACAGCCTGAAGAGAGAGGGGGTAGTGGTATGAAAAACCGCAGATGTTGTTTTTGTGGGTGTAGTAAAGAAACGACTGGCAGGGGCTTTGTTGTGTCAAAAAATACCGAAGAAGCAATTTGTGACTCATGCGTTACAGATATTGTTATTTTCATGCATGGCGAGAAGGGGTTAGATGAAAAGCTAGAGAGTATTCCAGTTGAAGGCGCTGATAAAAGTTGAAGCCCCAACTGCGGGAACAGTCAGGGCTTCGGTATCAACAAATCGGATTAGGAAATATTGACATGAAAAGTATAGCAAAGGCACAAAACGATTTCACCATCTTCAAATTCGGCGACAGTGAAATCCGCGTCATCAACAAATGCGGTGAGCCGTGGTTTGTAGCAAAAGATGTTTGTGATGCTTTAACCCTGACTAACTCACGCAAGGCGCTTACTGCACTTGATGACGATGAAAAGGGAGTAACTTTAAGTTACACCCTTGGTGGTGAGCAGAATCTAAGCATTGTTAGCGAATCAGGTATGTATACATTGGTTCTGCGCTGCCGCGATGCTGTCAATAAAGGTTCGGTCCCGCACAAATTCCGCAAGTGGGTAACAGCAGAAGTTCTACCTTCAATTCGCAAACATGGCGAGTATGTGAAAGGCAAGAAAACCACTGTTGAGGAAAGAACGCCGCTACGCGATGCAGTAAACATGCTGGTAGGAAAGAAAGGACTTCGCTATGACGATGCATACAATATGGTTCATCAGCGTTTTGGTATTGACAGCATTGATGAACTTTCAATTGAACAAATCCCGCTGGCCGTAGAGTACATCCACAGGGTAGTGCTTGAAGGCGAGTTTATCGGCAAACAAGAGAAGAAGACCAACGATCTTTCTGCAAAAGAAGCAAACAGTCTTGTATGGTTATGGGATTATGCCAACCGCTCACAGGCATTATTCCGCGAACTGTATCCGGCGCTAAAACAAATTCAATCGAACTATTCCGGCAGATGCTACGACTACGGTCATGAATTCTCGTATGTTATCGGAATGGCGAGAGACGTTTTAATAAACCACACACGAGATGTTGATATTAATGAGCCAGACGGACCAACGAATCTTTCCGCATGGATGAGACTTAAGAATAAAGAATTACCTCCTTCAGTACATAACTACTGACAGATAACCAACGCAACGACCCAGCTTCGGCTGGGTTTTTTTATGCCCAAAATTCACCGTAGCTACGCTGCGGCGATTCCTTGTATCTGGAGCAAATTAAATGACAGACATTACAGCCAATGTGATCGTATCGATGCCTTCGCAACTCTTCACTATGGCTCGTTCTTTTAAAGCCGTAGCCAATGGCAAAATTTATATAGGTAAAATTGACACTGACCCTGTAAATCCTGAAAACCAGATTCAGGTTTATGTGGAGAACGAAGACGGCTCTCACGTTCCTGTATCGCAACCAATCATCATTAACGCTGCTGGATATCCGGTATATAACGGACAGATTGCCAAGTTCGTTACTGTGCAGGGCCATTCTATGGCTGTTTATGATGCGTATGGTTCTCAGCAGTTCTATTTTCCAAATATTTTAAAGTACGATCCTGACCAATTGAGGCAGGAATTAAGCAATCCTGCAGATGGCGTCGGCGATGCTTTGATCGCTGTAAAACAGCCTGTTGATGGCTCGATTGCTGTAACTCAGCATGATAAAAACGCTGAGAACATCAGTGCGATTGATTTTGGTGCTAAGGGTGATGGTGTCACTAACGATGTTGCGGCTTTGCAACTGATGGCTACCAAGGTGGGTTATATCCGCCTCACGAGAGGAAGTTACTTCCTTACCACCTCTACCATTGATGTTCCAGTCATCTTCGAAGATGGTGCGGCTTTAGTTTCGGCGCAGAGCAACACTGTCACCATCACTGGCGCTGTCACCTCGATTCGTCAGTGGATATTTAAAGGTGATGGCCTGTACTCGCTGAGTAATGACACTAACAGCGGTGAAAACTCCAGGGAGATTCACGCGTCATGGTTTGGCGTATTTCCAACCGGCACAACCGAAATAGACCAGTCAACCGCGCTTAATAAGGCACTGTCCTCTCTTGGTACATCGCGAGAGGGAGTCGTTCATTTTGATATTGGTCGCTATACGCTGGGAGCTGCCGTGCAGGTTCCCCGTGCGATTGAGATCAGAGGGAAAGGAAGTCGCAGGACAATTTTTAACGTAACAGCCAACGGCTTCGACGTTTTCACTCCTCAGGCTAACGGGGTTAAGTTCACTGGAATTCAGTTTGAGCCATCACCAAACCTGTCGACAGGATTCCGAAGCGCTGGACACTGGATAAACCTGTCTCAGCAACTTTGCGAGGTAGATGATGTCTGGATGGGAAGGGCATTCCAGAGCCTGAAAGTTACCGCAGGGCAGTGCAAGCTGCGACGTATATCAGCGACCTATTCAGAGAACGTGGGTTCTGGTTCTTATCTGATTTCAATTCAGGGATCAGATTGCTCGCTGGAAGGCGTGCACGTTGCCAGTTCAAACTTTGGTCCAACGAGGATAGTTGAGGTTGGTGGTGAAACAACATCAAACGTGTCAAATGTCCTGGTTGATAATGTCACCTTCAATAACCCATCCATTGGCATTTCAATCAACACCACCGTGAGGATCATATCAGGAATAATCATTCGCGCTATTCGCTGCAAAGGTAATGCAACCTATCCTGCGATTCGTTGTGTTGAGCTGACAACATCAGGGGCCGGAACAGGCAATATTAATAATGTGGTGATTGATGGAGTGACGGCTAATGAATACGTTACTCACTGCCTGCTTATTTCCCAGGGGAATAGCGGGTCAATCACCAAGGTGTCCGCGAGCAACTTTAAGGTAAATGGATCCACAGGGGTTGGGATTAACTTTGTTCAAACGCTTGGCAGCCTTTCAACAATAGTCATCGGTGACACTGTGGATGTTTCGGCATATGCAACTCCTTACCAGTACAGCGGAACAATGAGTAATGTTGTGGTGGCTGCGGAAGCTAACCCAATTACTAACACTGCTCTATGTTACGACTACACAATTAATGATGACTCAGTTGTTTCCATTGATCTTCACAGACAAATGTTTACTGGATTCCTGATGGTAAGTGTGGGTGCCGAGGAGTATGCAATTCTCGTTATAAGAGCTGCGGCAAGCCAGAGAATATTGACTGTGCAGGTTTCAGGGAACGTCAATACAACAACAGGCGTATTAACTGGAACAACCGGTGCTGATGGAAAATTTACTATTGGGATAGCGAACAGCGCCCTCTATTTTGAGAACAGGCTTGGCAACTCTCAGCGAGTAAGTGTTTCAACACTATTTGGCATTCGTTAACAAGGCGACTAAGTCGTCTTTTTTATTTGGAGATAGAAATGCCTCAATTCTTTAACTCTTCTACGCCTGTCACGTCTTATGTAGCGTATCTGAGCGGAATCGTAGCACCATCATTCCAGCTGTCGGTATCAGGACCTGGCACCCAACCGACTGGTCACTGCACCAACAGGCGGCGCGAGCGCCATCATGGGGTACAACGCCGCGATAACCACCAACCTGATTACAGTGAACGAATCACCTAATGGTACGGGAGGTGTGCTGAAAGTAACAAACATCGGCCCCGGCAACGTGCACGGATGGATTCCCGCAGGAAAGTATGTGCGGATCAGGACAGTAGCAGCCAGCGGTACGCCGACCTTCACTTATGTGAGGGGGGGAAGAAGTGCTTCAATAATCGTTATCCACATCATCAGCCGCCGACCTGAATATCAGCCAGGCGGCGATCACAAACACCAATGCAACCCCACCAATTGCCAACCACATAGACACCCCCGCTTCGACAATCTAAATCTCCTTGCTTCTCATGGTCTTTTCAATTCGTGCATTCGATCTTCTTGATCAAATTCACTGATCGATATTACTGTATATGCATACAGTAATCATCAGGAGGGACAAGCGATGCCCCGAGACTACGACATTCCATATGCTTTCACGCTAGCCATCACACCAAACGCCAGAGGTGTGCAGGTCGTCGCCACATCAGTATTCCGCCGTGAACTACACAAGCTTAATCACGACTGGACTCTGCAGCGCTGCAATGAGTGGATAATTAGCAGGCAGACGTTCTTCGCGGACATCACCGAAGGTGATTCAGTTGATGGTACTTACGCGCTACGCAACATGGGGAGGGTTCTCTAATGGGATTTCCTTCACCGGCAACTGATTATGTTGAAGAACGCATTAACCTCAACCGCATATTCATACCCAATCCAGCGAACACCTTCATGATTGAGACATCGACCGGCTGCATTCTGGTTGACAGGGTGGCTAAGGTTTCGCCTGGCGATTTGGTTGCGTTCCAGATGGAGGCAATCCCATGCTTGGAAAATGGTACCCGAAGCACCTGATGACGGATGACGGTTTGATAGAGGGTGAGCAACTGGAAGAGGTAATAGTGCTGGGTGCGGTGACGGTGGAAGTGCTGACGCTGGATGAGAAGTGGAGGCCGACTATATAGGGGATTACTCCCCATCAATCCAGTCCGCCCACCATTGCATCATTTCTCTGCGCTTATCGAGATACTGAGCATGGTTGTAAATTCCACGCACAGATCCGCCGTTGGCATGTGCCAGTTGCACTTCAATAGCGTCAGCAGGCCATTCGTGCTCGTTCATAATCGTGCTGAATTCATGCCTGAATCCGTGACCGCTTTCCAGACCCTCATAGCCGATTTGTTTGATCACAAGTAGAACCGCGTTCTCGCAGATTGGCTTCTTCTTATCGTTGCGCCCGGCAAAAACAAACTCTGATACTGGTTTGGTGATGGAGCTTAGCGTAGTGAGAAGTTCAACCACCTGGTCTGACATCGGGACCACATGAATTTTGCGTCCCTTCATCACACTGGCGTCGATGGTGATAATCCTGTTTTCAAAATCGACGTTCTTCCATAGCATGGAACGAAGCTCTTTCGTTCTTAGGGCTGTGTAGCGTAAAACTTTGGTCGCAATGAGCGATACGATACTTCCTGAAAATGTTGCCAGTGCTTTGTTGAATGCAGGGATCTGGTCTGCAGGAAGAAACGGGAAGTTCTTCTTGCGGTATCCCTTCATGGCGTCAGCAAGGTCAGGTGCTGGGTTATATTTAGCCCTGCCGGTGACAATAGCGTAACGGAAAACCTCGCCGCATCTTCTGCGGGCTTTGTTGGCTCGCTCCATTGCACCGCGATCTTCGAATCTGCGGATTACTTCCAGCAGTTGCATCGGCTCAATATCCTGAATCTCAAGGCCGCCGATGATGGGTAAAATGTCGTCATCAAACATTTTGGCAAGTTCAGTTGCATAGCCTACTGACCAGACTTGCTTCTTGTGCTCGTACCATTCCTTGTAAATCGCACTAAATGAATTGTTGTTAGACGAAGCCTTTTTCGCCTTTACCGGATCGATGCCAACCGAGATGTCTTTCCTAGCGGTCCATGCTTTATCCCTTGCTTCCTGCAAAGTCATAAGCGGATATTTTCCGACGGTCAGGATTTTCTCCTTACCGTCAATCTTGTAGCGAAGCTGCCATACCTTTTTCCCGGATACAGGGACATAAAGGTACAGGCCATTACCATCGAGAAGGCGGTATGGTTTTTCTTTCGGCTTTGCTGCTTCAATCTGCTTAACGGTGAGCAT